AACAAAGCGACGGCGATGAGCAACCGCAATCTTACACTGTCAAAGTTGACGGCGTAGATAAAACGGTGACGCTCGACGACCTAACGCGCTCCTATTCGGGGCAGGCGTATATCCAAAAAGGCATGCAGGAAACGGCGGACGGACGCAAACAGTTCCAAGCCGATATGGCAGCCTTCCAAGCGGACCAGCAGAGATTTGCTGATGCCGTCCACAAACTGCAAAGCGACGGGTTGAAAGCCCATCCGCAGAAACCCGACTCCAAAATGCTTGAAACTGATCCAATCGGTTACATGCGCGCACAGGCCCAATACGACGTTGAAGTGGCTGACTACACTGCACAGCAGACGCAGCTATCAGAGACATCAAATCGCGCCCGTGAGTACCAAAATCAACAAACCCAAGCGGACTTGCAAAAGCAAGCGGCGCGGCTCGTTGAGTTGATTCCAGAATTTGCGGACCCTGAAAAGGCAACCGCATTGAAATCAAAATTGGTTGAAGTCGGACAGAGCGCATACGGATACAGCCCTGATGAGTTGATGGGCCTGACTGATGCACGCGCGGTAAGCGTTCTAAACGATGCGATGCGGTGGCGAGAATTGCAATCTGGCACAGCAAAGGCAAAAACGACGCCCAAGCCCCATAAGTCAGTCAAGCCAACAGGACGGCGTCCACAGCCAAAAAGCATGGTGCGCGAAAAGCAACTGGCCCAAGCACGAAAGTCAGGGAGTTCAGATGACTTCATGGCACTAATACTTGAGCCAAAATCATAACGGTTTAGCCCCTTTTAGGAGAACACCAAATGGCACAGCCAGCTAATACATTCGATTCCTACGACCAAGTAGGTATTCGTGAAGACCTCTCGGACATCATCTATGATGTATCACCAGAAGAAACGCCGTTTCTTTCCGGCATTGCAAAGACCAAGGCGACAAGCACAAAGCATGAATGGCAAATTGATGCACTTCGTAGCTCCGGTGCCAATGCCCATATCGAAGGCGACGACACCGCTGCAACCGCGCGCTCTGCAACAACTCGCCTCGACAACCGGACCCAAATCTTTAAGGACGCTGTGATCGTGTCTGATACGGATGAGGGCTTGTCAAAAGCTGGTCGCGCCAAAGAAATGGCATACCAGATTTTGAAGGTGGCAAAAGAGCAAAAACTTGACCAAGAAAAGGCTCTGTTTGCCAATAACGCCAAAGTCGTTGGTAACGCTACAACTGCCCGCGAACTTGCTGGCCTGCCAGCTTGGTTGATCTCCAACACAGTCTTTGGTGCAAACGAAGGCGCTGACGCAACCGGCGACGGTACCGATGCGAGAACGGACGAAACGACCACTTTGATTGCATTCTCGCAAGCACGTTTCGACAGTGTGATGCAATCTTGCTGGCAGTCTGGCGGCAAGCCTGACACGGTTTTCCTGTCCAGCTTCCAGATGAACCTTGCGCTTGGCTTTGCTGGTAACAACAACCAGCGGTCAAACGTCACGGCGGAATCTGAAAAGGTCATCAACCATTATTCGGTTTATGTGACCCCTTGGGGAACGGTGACGTTCATGCCGACTCGTGAAAACCGTTCGCGCGATGTCTACATTTTGGAAAAGGACAAGTTTGCTTGCGCAATCTTGCGTCCGACCAAGAACGTTGCCCTCGCAAAGACTGGCGATTCCGATAAACGCCAGGTCGTGACCGAGATGACTTTCGTGTCTCGCAACGAAGCTGCCAGCGGCGGCGTGTTTGACAACACCATCACATAACTAAGGCGGGGCGGCTCCGGTCGCCCCATCCTTCTATTAAAGGGGTGATTATGGAATATCGCGTAACCTGTAAGGGTATGTTTATTGATGGTCTGTTGCACCGCGAGGGCGAGACATTCACGACATCAAATGAAAATGCGGAGCGGATGCTGAACCTGCGTCCCCGCCAGACATTCGAGGCAGCAACAAATGACGAAGACAAACGAGACAGTGATTTGGGACGATATGGCGGGGAAGATGATCGTGAAGGAAACGCACGACTTCACGTCAACGGTGGAGCGGGCCAAGACCCTAAAAAGCCTCGGTCGAAACGACTTCGGAAGCGATAACAAGCTAGTCGGCGTTGTCCCTGCCAAGATGTTTGCCATGTGGGCGAAAAAATGGGGCGTGAGCATGTCAGACAGCAAGGCGATGGAGGAAGTGGTCGCCAAAGAGTTAATGAGTCCAGACAACGCACAATTGCGCGTGTGGGATGGTAAGTTTTGACCGTTACTGTTAGAACCATTGACCTGCGCGTCACTGAACTAGAAAAGCGCGACGCCGTTAATGATGCAGAACGCCAGCACATCAATAAGCGACTAGAAAGTCTTGACACGAAGATGGTGGATATTGGCAAGAAAGTTGACCAAGGATTTGAGAAGGTTTACGCGTCTCTAAGGTGGCCAATTGCGGTTGTGTTTATCGCTTTTGTGGGGGTTGTTGTGGCTTGGATTGCAGGCGGCGGGCTGGCTATTTAGCGCGGCAGTATTGGAGCGCTTTTATCGTGGATTACCAGTTTTTTATCGGCTTGTTTGCAGGGTCACTTCTAACCTTTGGCTATGTTGTCAGGACCTTAAAACGAATTTACCATCCCATAATTCGCGCGCAACAGGCGGCAATTATGGAGTATGAAAATGCAAGGGCAAAGCCACATAATGAGGTTAATTGAGCCGAGCGCGTTTCTGGATGATTGGTATGGATGGCTAACCAACCAGGCGGGGCATATCTTGCTTGGCGTGTTCATGGCGTTCTTTTTGTGCCTCATTGCATATTTTGCGTTGGGCGAGTTGCCGTTTCGCCTTGACGTATTCGCCGCCTGCCTGTTGGGATATGTTGCGTTTGAGTTATTCACGCAAGGCTGGCAGGGATACGACACTTGCGAAGATACAGTCTTTGTCGTTGCCTATGGCTGCGGCGCTCCCCTTGCCGCGTTTCATGAGGTGTCTGCGGGATCGCCTGACGTCGCCTTGGATTTGCGCGCGCTGATGCCGTTCTTTGTTGCGTCTTCTATACATCTAGCGTGTGGCGTTGTTTTCCGCTATAATCGGGCGAATGACAACAAAGGGTAAACTGATGACACCTGACCTACATCTAGGCGACAGCCAATTGATCCTCAAGGAATGCAAGCTGGCTGGCCTGTTGCGCAATCAAGCGGCCTACGTCTTGGCAACCGCGTGGTGGGAAACTGCCCACACCGTTGAGCCTGTCAAGGAAGCATATTGGGTCAAGAATGCTGAGGCGTGGCGCAAGAAGAATCTGCGATATTATCCTTGGTATGGTCGCGGATACGTTCAACTGACTTGGGAGCGCAACTATATCTTTGCGGGCAAACAATTGGGCCTTGACCTGACAACCAACCCCGAAGCTGTAATGAAGCCAGACGTGTCGGCCCAAATCCTTGTCACGGGCAGTCTTGAGGGCTGGTTCACTGGCAAGAAGCTGGGCGACTATATCACGCTGTCCAAGTCTGACTTCAAAGGCGCGCGTCGCATCATCAACGGCACTGACAAGGCGGCTGCAATCGCAACCATTGCGCGGGCATACGACGCGGCGCTGAAGGCTGACGGCTACGGCATTGCGCCACCCGTGCCACCCGCGCCTGTTCACTGGATTGTGACGTTGCTTAAGTCATTGCTGCAATCATTATTTGGAGTTAAGAAATGAACGCACCTACAAAATCAAAGATCAACTACACGGCCCTGCTTATGGCTGTCGTGGGCATCCTTGTCGGGCTGGACATTATCCCGCCTGAAATTGAGGAACCCGTTGTACAAGTGGCCCTAATCGGTGGCCCCGCGTTGATTGCGGTCTTTCGCACGTGGTTCACATGAGGATTGATTGGGGCGCTTTGTTTCTAGTCGTCGGCTTTGTGGCCGTGCTTGTCTATGTGGTGGTGACGTGATGCTTGATCTACTCACCAACATTCCAGCCCTTCTAGGCATCATAGCTGGCATCGTGGCCATGTTCTGGGGTAACGGCAAGCTACAGCGCCACAAGGGGCGGAAACAAGGGCGACAGGACGTTAACGACGAACTTGCAGAAGCCTACAACGACACAACCAAAGAGGTGCGAAATGCGCAGACTGATATTCCTAGCGATCCTGATGACGTCCTTGAGCGGCTGCATGGGTTCGCAAAACGAGGGAAGCGCAGCGGCGATACTTGACGCGGCTGTGCCTGTATCGCGTGACCATGCTGACGCGCTGGTTGGTGGCAATGTGGACCTAATGCGCGTCACTGGCCTAGAACTCATCACGGTTGTGAATTGTTGGCCCAATGGGTGTTGACACTATACGTCAGTGCCCTACATGTCTGTTGTGGCAATGATGCCGCCGGAGTCGTTGCTCCAAGAAGCCGCGCTGGTTAATTCCGGCGCGGCTTTTTTCGTTGTCTAAAACCAAACCGTAAAGCGTCCGTCCTGCCCGTCGTGCGGGTGGTGGACAAAGCACTCAACAGCTTGGCGGTTTACATAGCCGTTTCGATCATGCCAGCCGTCAGGCGGTGACATACTGCGAACCCACTCTATTTGCACGTTATCGCCTTCCATGGTGCGCGCGGCGTTGTGCATCATTGTCATGCCAAGGTGGTCTTTTTCGCGCTTGTGCGATAGGACTCCGGCTTGCTTGCGTACTTTGTGGTGCCAGTGATGAATGTACCAATAGCGGTGCAAGCAATCAGAAATGTGCGCGCGGGCCTCTGTCATCATAAGCGGGTAAAGGTCTGCTTCTTTGGCCCCGTCTCCGTGTGTCAGGCCAATCAAGTTGTTTTCAAAACGGTAGTATTTGCGATGAAGTTCGGAAAGGTTGTATTCCGTTGCTGTGACATCTGGGGCTAATCTAAACCATGCGCCAACCTCGCGCGCCAAGCACCATCCCATAAGCCAGTCATGATTTGACGGGCAGAAAATTAAATCAACTGGTGCCGTTAGGCGGGCCAACTCTATGCACTTAACATACCCCGCAAAGGCGTCCCTATACATCTGGTGGATTGTCCCGTGCGTGTCTTGGCCCGTTCCGCTTGTCGTGCTGGACCGAGCGTTGTCTACGTGCAAAATATCATTGCCTAGAACGAACAGGATGCGCCCTATCCCCATGCCCGACGCCTTGCGGATCAATTCGCGCGTGCCTTCAATCATGCGCTGCACAGCGACTTCGCGGCTGTATGTATAGCGTGTCTCAGTTGATACGCACAGTTTTCCCATATGAACGTCTGCTAGATCAATGACAAGCAAGCATTCGCCGTCTGGCTTTTCGCGGATTTCGTACTCCGGCACGTCTATGTTTTTGAGGTCGTCAATCGCGCCGCGGATCGTGTCAAGGAATTGGTCGGTTTCTTCTTGGCTTTTGGGAGCGGCCCAGCGATTGTTGCCAATCTTTTCGCCCTCGTCGTTTAATACGGCAATCCATCCGCCCTGGATTTCAACGCCATTTAGACCTGATAGGTTCATGCTGTTACGCGCGCCTGCGGATAAATGCAAGCCACGGTCATGGGCTTTTTTGATGCGGCTGCGGAATGTGTCAACGTTAACATCTGTTGCCCTTGCGGCGTGTGCTGCAACTCCGTTATGGCGGGCCAAATCCTTAAGGGATTTTATGCAAAGGGCGTCTGACATGGGTTCTGTTGGCATGGATCTACCTTCCAATTGGTGCAAGCTGATGCGGTTGCATTTGCAAAAAGAAAGGCAATCGGCTTGCGTTTGCTATGCGTAGCACGCATGGGGTTGATTGTTAAGGCTTTTCGATTGAGCGGTATTCTACGGTGCGTCCCGCCTCCTTTGCGGCGGCAATGCCGTATTCCATCCCGCGCGTTATTCCGCGATCCGCATAGACAACGCTTCTATCTGCCACCTTGCCCCAAGCTAGGCCCGCATCAATGCCGTGCTGTCGCTCGAATGGGTCGCTGTCGTCCAAAATAGTCGGCTGCGTGTAAAGCAGGTGTGACGCAATCGGTGCCTCCCCCCGCATTAGGCTGTCACGAACGCACAAGCGCGCGTAGTCGATGTTTGCCTGTTCGTCGCCCGCAAAGGGGCTTTCTAGGATAACTAAGCGCATCTATTCCCCCTCACTCATTTCTGCGCCCAAGGCCATATAGCCAGCGCCGTCCACATTGCTATCGCGGTGCGGGCCGTTGCGCAGGCGTGCAATCTTTAACAGCGCCATCATGTGGCAGGCATCCGCTGCGGTGACAGGGTGGCCAAGATACGCCGCCCACATGGTTGCAATGCAGCCAAACGACGATTGCGGCGTGCCGTAGTCTGCCTCACGGTCGCCATTGATAAGCGCGGTGGCTTCGTTGAGGATGTCTGTGCGCGTGTTCATACCCCCGTCCCAATCACAATGCAGCCCGAATCGTCAATGTAGCGGCCTTCGCGCAGGTTGGGTTCGTCCAAGAAACCAATCCGCTCATTTTCGCATTCGGTCAATTCGGCGAACTGCTCAGTGTAAGCGATGCATCCGTCTATTGCGTATGGCTCCATTGGCCCCATTCCGCAGATTAGTATGTATCCAAGTATCATGATGTTTCCTTCATCTGTTTAATAACCATTCGCAGGTCTTGAATTTCTCTAAGGCTTCCAGAGTGCCTATCGATAACGTCAAGACAGTTCAGCACAGCGTCAAACGCGCCATCTGAGCCTGCCTTCCATCGGTTGTAGGTCAGCCACCAATAAATACGCTTCATTTTGTCTCTCCTGTAAATGCTGCCATGATAGCGGCGCGGTGGTGGGCGTTGGCTGCGTCTTGGGCTTTTTCTAGGGTCGGGAGATTGCCTAGCTTTTCATCGCCAGACCTCATGTAAACATTGAAATTACCCTTTGAGTTCTTCAATACCGTATATCCCATTTCGGGGCCATAGTTGCTATCACTGGTCACGGCATACCACTCGTCATCGTCTGGGTGTGCGTCCCAAACCAGCGGCGCAATCATGTCAGGTAGGGCTTCTAGGATAGCGTCGGCCACGAATGATGGTGAATCCATAAAGGTTTGCTTGCCGATGATATCTGCAATCTGGTCACGCATACTCATATCAATACACCCCCACGGTTGCGCGATAGATCAAAGATGCGATGAATAGGGTCATGCTGACAATGCTAAACCAGACCGTCGCGCGTGTCAGCCATTCAGCCAGCTTGTCCCTGAGTATGGCTTGCTCGTGCCGGTCCGACATCTGCGGGATTGTTGGCGTTGGTTGGTTACTGCAATTCACATGCGTAAGATTTGCTTGTTGACTTCTTGCGCGTTGCCTTGCCGAAATCATAGGTTTCTGATTGCCCATATTGGAAGCCCGCGCATTTTGTGGCGTTGGCTTGTGTGGTGGGCTGAGTGGCGGGAAGCCGTGATATCGGGCCAGGTCGTTGTGTGGGTCGTTGTTCATGGTGTTTCCTTAGTTGCTTATAGTTGATTGGGTGCCGTAGAGCGATGAAAGATCAACCGTTGTCCGCTTCTCAATTACGCTGATTTCGTCCCGCAATTTTTGCTGGATGCGTGCCCACTGTGCTTGAGTTGGGGCTTCGTCAAAAGTTTCACCGTAGCCCTGTAGCCAAGCCTGAAATTCTTTAATAGTCATGTCATAGTTCCTTTATTCGCTGAAGGGATACGCACAACATCGTCGTGCCATTTTCTGAGGCTGTGCCGTGGGTCACACATTTCCTCGGCGTAGATGTCAAAGTCAGGGTAATACTTGTCTGTTGCGGCCTTGCGTGCTTCGTCGTCGGCTCTAGCAAATTGAATGAGTTGTGCGTCGTATTCTGCATCGGTCATGGAATCTGTCATGGTCGTCTCCTTGATTGGATTAACGGCTTCGGATTGCTAAAAGGCTTGCGCCAATTGCCGACCCGAATGCCGATGCCAAAATTACTACGCCTGCCCAGTGCCAAAAGGACTGAAACGTAAATTCTAAAAATTCTATCATGGTCGTCTCCTTGGTTGCTTATATATCGTTTGCGGCGTTTCTGCCGAATAAATGTTAGCCGCTTTTAAGTAGCGCGGCGCATGGCGTTCTCCCTGTATGTGGCCCCTGTGGCCCTGATGAGGCTTATGCTCTGTCGTCCTCTAGTGTCACCACCATACGGCCAGCAATCTCACATGGCAAGCGTTATTTTCGGACAATGCAGAATTATCACGTTGACAATCCAGCGGCAATGTCCGAAGGTAGGCGCATGATTAACTCAACAAAGGACGACCCCATGCAAACCATCCAACCAACAGAACAAAAAGCCCTAGACCAGATTGCGAAATTCCGCGCCCGCACCGGCATGGCGAAAACAATGTTTGGCAAGCACGCCGTGGGCGATGCCAACCTGATCGGCCAGCTTGAAGGCGGTCGGCAGTTGCGCCACGAAATGCGCGAGAAAATCAAGGCGTTCATTGCAACGTACAAGGTGAAGAAATGAGCGACGCGCCAGAGTCGATATATGCTTGGGACAGCGCAGGTGATTTCGTATATGGCGGGTGGAGCCTAACCGATGATTGGGAGGCGACATCAAAGACCGAATACACCCGCACCGACATATCCCAAGCACGGATTGCCGAGCTTGAGGCACGCAACGGCAAGCTAGGGGAGGCCGTGGCCTATGCGACACAGAAGTTTACCCACCAAGAAGCACAAATTGCCGAGTTAGCGGATGCGTTGCAGTCAATCCTTAGGGTCCCGAACAGCGAGGCGGCGCAAGGCATTATGAAAGCGTTTGCCCGAGATGCATTGGAGCCCAAGCCATGAAGCTAACAACAGCCCAAAAGCTAACAATCTACCGGCGCACGCTGGCACGCTATGAGGAAACTAACGACCCTATGGCGTCTGTGCAGCGGCAGTTGATTGAAGCGCTTGAGATTAAAGCAAAGGAAGGCAAGTAGATGAAAGGACTTATGAGAACTGCCCTTTGGACGGAATTGCTTGAAGCAATGCGCGCAGATTATCCTGACGTGAAATTTAACGACCCAGCGGGGCATGCTGTTTCGCGTGTAATTAGGTCAAATGCAGATTTTATGTTTGAATTGTCGGAGGAAAACACAAAACTAAAGGAACCCAAGCCATGACCCAAACAAAAAACGCAACCGATTGGATCGCAGTACGGGGCCGCTACATAGCCCTAATGCTGCAAGGGCGCACTGGTGAGGCACGCAAGCACCTGCCACGCCTACGGGCCGCAAATCATGCTGTAATGGCGGAGGAATTAACTAATGGTGAATAAAGAACCTTGGGTTGGGACTTGTCAATGGTGCGGAGAGCCTGAAACTGTTTTGACCAGCAATGATGAATTGCCTGAATGGACTGAGGGTGTTGCTTGTCTTTCATGCGAAAAATCGATGTTGGAAGAAGTACAAAAAACACAACAGATTACGGAAGGCGCTAGGTTAGACACCATAGACGATAACATCTTGGCGGCAATGCTTAACACAACGGAGGGCGAATAGATGGCTTGTAAGGACTGTGACACGCGGCAAGGTTGGGCGGGAGTTTGCGACCGATGTTGGAAATTGTGGACCGCTTTAAAGGAGCCGCACAATGGCTAAATGGAAAGCGCCCCAGAAAGCGCGACGCGACGAAAACGAGCCGGATATATTCGCAATCCTGCGGGCGTATGGGTTCAACGTAGAGCCTACAGACAAGCCAGGGGATTGCATAGCGGGCTATCGGGGCCGCAACTACATTGTGGAGGTCAAGAACGGCCACAAGGCGACGCTGACGAAGTATCAACGCGAGTTTATCCCGCAATGGACGGGCCAGCATGTCATTCTTTGCGATATTGAGGAGGCGGAGGTCTGGTGCAAATTGATCCGCGACGGGTTCGACGCGCCTGTGCAGTTTCGCGGGCAGGTATCATAATGGGCAAGCGTTCAGACTTCAAAAGAATACCTAGAGACTTTTACCCAACGCCATTGGCGGCAGTTCTGCCGTTGATCCATCACCTTCCTGATAATTGTAAGTTTTGGGAGCCTTGCGCCGGAGACGGTGCGTTGGTCCATAACCTTGAAGCACAAGGCGCTGATTGCGTCTATGCCACAGACATTTACCCGATGGCCGCTAGGATACACTCATGGGATGCGTTAACCGTTCCAAGTGGAAATTTGAGGCACTGTGATTACATCATCACAAACCCACCTTGGGATCGTAAAATCCTGCACCCAATGATTGAACATTTCTCAGCACTTCGCCCGACTTGGTTGCTGTTTGACGCTGACTGGATGCACACAAAGCAATCCGCGCCATTCATGCCCTACTTGCGCAAGATCGTGTCAGTGGGCCGCGTTAAGTGGATTCCTGACAGCAAGATGACGGGCAAGGACAACTGCGCTTGGTATCTATTTGACCAGAACAGCAAAGGCGCAACCCAATTTTACGGGCGCACATAACAAACAACCCCCAGCAGATTAACGCTGGGGGTTGCCTATTCTTCGCTTCTGCGGTATGGTGCGATTGTTGACGTCGCTGAGTCTTGATAGCACGGATAGTTTCCCCCTGCAAGACTTGGCCCAAATTATAAGGGCTAAAATGAGTTTACCTTACTTCCCAATGTTTCCAACCGACTTTGAGGCCAAGACGTCGCACCTGACGCTTGCCGAAGACGGGGCGTATAACCGTCTTTTGCGCCTCATGTGGATGATGCCGGGATGCAGCTTGCCCGACGACGACAAGTGGATTATGCGACGAATGCGCGTTGACCAAGCCACATTTGACGACGTGGTTTCTATTGTCATTGATGAGTTTTGCACGCGCGAAAATGGGCGAGTAAGCAATGCTAAACTGACACGCGTTTTTGCAGCATCGAACGAAGCGCATCAAAAACGTGTTTCTGCCGGATCAAAGGGCGGGAAAGCTAAGTCTTTGAATACAAACGATTCAGCCCCTAGCAATGCTCAAGCAAAGCCCAAGCAACCAGAACCAGAACCAGAACCAGAACCATATAAAGAAAGAGAGTCTAAAGACTCTTGTGCGTTGTCTGTCATTGTTGCCGATGGATCCGCAAAAGCATTCGCAGAGTTCTGGACGCACTACCCCCGCAAGATTGGCAAGGCAGCGGCATCAAAAGCATTTGCCAAGGCTGCTAAGAAGCACAAGACAGACGACATACTGTTTGGCCTATCTCAGCAAATCGACACGATGAAATCTAAAGAACAACAATTCATTCCACACGCCGCAACATGGCTTAACGCAGAAAGATGGACCGATGAACCAGAACAACATAACGACACAAACAATCTACACGGACGCGGCGCAGGTTCCCAAGCTAGCCAACGGCCTGACGCCTCTCTTGAGCGGATTGCTCGACTCGCGGGCGTTGTCCAAGCATCGGGCGATGATCGGTTTTGAGCAGGAAGTGCTTGCCAAAAAGGTCGACCGCTTTGGCTGGGACCGTGACGCGGGTTCGGCAGTGCATGACCGCATGGTGACTGACTGGATGAACGCCTTGCAAGACTTCCCGTTGGTCGAGGTGCAAAAGGCTTGCATCGCGGCCATCTCAGCAAAGCCTGACAAGATGCCAAACGAGGGACACGTCAAGGCGCAGATATTGGCCGCGCGTCGTGTGTCGATTGCAGGGCAGTCCAAGCCGGTTGCACCCGTAGTGACTAAGAAGCGACTAAGCGACGAAAGCGAAGCCCAGCGCGTGTCTATCATGGCAGGCTTTAACACGGGAAAGGTGCTGTGATGATTTGCATACGTAAATTGGAAATATCAACACGCGCAGCCAACGCGCTTTTGGGTGCGGGCTATGTCTATGCCGATGATTTGACGTGCAAAACACCACGTCACATCATGGACGTCCACGGCATTGGCTACGGGTCTTTAAAGCAAATTGACAGAGCATTGCTTAAGTTCGGCCTGCGGCTTGGAATGACTGGTCCAGCTTATGGCGAATGACTAAACACTAACATAAAGGAATAAACCATGGACTTATCAGACGACGCTTGCGTGATTGGTTTTGCGCACTTTCCATCAATCAAGTCAACGCTTTCATTTGGCGGAGACCATGCTGAAATGGAGATCACACCTCGCGCAAGGGCTGCACTTGACGAGCTTATCCTTAAAGGGTTCGTTGTCGCATGTGAACCGTTGGACGGATACCCAAACAGAGAGCATTACAGGGGGGCAAATACGGTCCAGAACATCATTAAAGATCGGCCTCACCTTCACCCCTTTGGGCCGGACGCGGTTAAAAATGTTGGGTGGACCACTTTCACAAAAAAGAAAGCCACCCCATGAACCTCCAAGACATCGCAGACGCAACAGCCGCCCACTACGGGACGACGCTAGAAGTTATGCGCGGCCAGTCGCGTTACCCGCAACACGTTATGCCAAGAAAGGTCTATTCTTTCATCGCAAATAAGTGGGAAGTCGATAACCTGTCACAAATAGGCCGTGTTATTCTACGCGACAACACATCAATCAGAGATTACCTTGCACATCTGGATGAAGATGATATAAGTGCGGAAGTTGCCGCAATAGAGCGGGTCGCGTGCTTTGATTGGAGCACGGTTAAGTTTGAGACACGGCGACTAAACTGGAACGCAATCGCGTTTACAACCAACAGAAACCATGAAGGACTAAACCTATGACAGCAAAATATGACTACGAAAGCCTTGACGAGTTTATCAAAGACCGTGCAATGGATACCCACCTTGGCTTAAAGGCTGCGGCTGGCAACGAAGTTCTTTTCGGTCAGATAATCCGCAACGTGATGAAGCACGCTTTTCAGTGCGGTGTTGTTCACGCGGGCGGCGAAATTATCAACTCAAACTACGAATAACATAAAAGGGACCAAACCTATGACAGACAACACAACCTACCGCGTGACAGCCGACGAACTGCGCCAATTCATTGAACGGGTGGAGCGGCTTGACGCTGAGAAGAAAGACCTTGCCGAGCAACAAAAAGAAGTGCTGGCTGAGGCAAAGGGGCGCGGCTATGACCCCGCCCTGATGCGCAAGATTGTTGCACTGCGTAAGCGGGACGGCAACGATATAGCAGAGGAAGAAGCCTTGATGGAAATGTACAAAGAAGCGTTGGGAATGTAAGCATGAAAAATATCGTAATCGCCGGACACATCGGCAAGAACGCAGAAATTCGCGAGGCGGGCCAAAGCAAAGTCACAGGCTGGAGCGTCGCAGTTGACGACGGATGGGGCGACAAGAAGACGACGATTTGGTTTGACTGCAATTGGTGGGGCCAGCGCGGCGAAAAAGTTGCGCAGTACATCCAGAAGGGCGGCAAGATTACCGTATCGGGCGAACTGTCTAAGCGCGAACACGACGGCAAGACCTATTTGACGGTCAACGTGACTGACGTGACGCTGCAAAGCAAGGCGGACG